TGTGCTCTTCCGATCTCCCGCACCTAACCCATGCACGGAACCTGTAGCAATTTCTGAATTGCTGGTAATCGTTGTCCAAGTTGGGGTTGTGCCACCGTTAGCGTAGGTTGCTGTTAAGTTAGACGTTGAAGCAACTAATACAGGTGCGTGAATATGTAAACCTGTAGACAATGTATCTACATACGCTTTGTTGGCTATGTCTGTGCCAATTGTAGGGACACTATTAACAGTACCAGATGCTAACGTAGCTGTATTGTCAGTTAACGTATCAAATGCGTTTTGTACCGTATAAGTATTGGCTGTGTCTTTATAGACTGAACGCTCTTCTGGGTAGGTAACAAATACGTCTTTGCTGCCTGTAACAAACGGAACTAACGCACCACCATTCGATGATGATAAGACTGTAGTACGGGAGAGAGTATTACCGGAAGAGGTGTACGTACCAATGCCTACTTCCCACGCACCAGTAGACTGATGGTAGATTGTGTAGTACGTAGAATTACCATTACCTATTACAGAGAACGCTTGAAACCCACTTACTGCACCATTGAGGGTTATGGTTCCCGTACCGGTTGTAGTTGTAAGTTCTCGTACTCGGTCGAGTAATACTAATGCCATGTTACCCTCTTATGAGTTATCTATCTGCGTCCACGTTGTAGGCTGCGAGTTATCTATAGTTGTCCACGTAGTAGTCTGTGCATCGTTTATCTGTACCCAGTTTGCTACTTGATATGTATCAATCGTATCCCAACGAACTCGACCATCTATAATATCTACACCTAAAACCGCTTCAGCTATAACTACTAAAAAATCTACCTGCGAATTAGGTAAGTCTTGGAAAGCTACTGTCTCAGCTAAAACTGGACCAAAATCTACCTGACTATTTATTGCATCAATAACTGCAACCGCTTCAGAAATATTGCCACCAAAAGCTAGTTGTGCATCTATGCTATCTAACAGCGTTATCGTATCTTGTACAAATAAATCTAAACTTACACTACCAACATACGTATCACTTACCGCAATTGCGTCTTCCATATCCACATAGTACGAATTCTCATCGCCTATGGTCGCAAACGGAGCAGTCGCAAGTGGTTCAAATCCAAACATTACGTCGCATCAGCAGAGAAGGTGTAAGTCACATTAATTGTGTCGCCATTAACAACTTGACGATCTCCTACAGTAAAGTTACCCGCAGAGAACAACGTACCAGATGTACCGCCCTTAGTATTCTCTGATGTAATAAAGCCACCAGCAACCGTAGCTGAACCCGTCATAGAAAACACGATAGGTGCAGTTGTCTGAATAACTGATGGATCAGCAGAGGTAGGCACAGTGAACGTCATAGCAGGTCTAGTGGACTGCAAGTACAAAGTATTCTCTGTCCAGCCACTATGTGATGCCATTGTGTTTGATCCAGCGTAAGTAGCGCCAGTATTAATCAGACCCATGTACCATGAAGCTGTGTAGGTAGATGCTTTAAATACCTGTTGATTAATGAACTGCAAACCTTCGTTTACCACGAGGTTATGGAAATCTTCAGTCCACTTTACATTACCATCAGCATCACGGCACTCTACCGTAAACACACCGCCAAATCCTACGTTGCTGTCCATAATAATTCCTTAAACAAATCTTAAAAGTGCTGTTGACGCTGCATTAACAGGCATAGTCACTGTGTTACTTGTGCTAGTAAATGTCTTATCTGAACCAAAATCTAATACCGCTATCGACTTATTACTTTGTGTGCTGTTATATATCAACGCTCCACGAGCAGTAAAATTAGCACCGGGCCAAGACACGTTGTTAAAGTTTATGTACACAGTGTTTGTATTTGAATCAGTATTAATAGTTACACCAGTAATTGTTGCCCCACCTGCTGTATATCCAGTACCTGTAATTTCATTATCAGTTGTGTACGCTGTAGTAGATGGATTTAAAGTAGCGTAGGCTGTATACAAAGCCATCTTTAGCGTATTAGCAGAGAGGTCTTGATCTCCTTGCACAATATCGCTTCGAGAACTTAATGTCTGCCCTTGTTTTATAGCCATTATGGATTAACCTTAATCTTCGCTTGTCCATCTCTGTACGCATCGCCACGTTCTAGACCAGTTCCTAGACGATTCAACTGAGCTAATGCGTCTTGATACATTTTTTCATAGTACGTAATAATATCTTGCTCGCCCTTCATGAACAGATAGGCTTCTCTTAACGACGCATAAAGTAGTACAGGGTCGTAGTTATCGCCAAGCCATGATGTACCAGTAGTATTTGTTACTTCTGATACAGTTATCTGGAAACCAGAACCAACACCTAATGATGCTTGGCTTGCGCTTAATACATCACCAACAACATATAGTGAGCCACCGCTAGTAAGAACTACATTAGTAACGATACCGCCTACAACAGTAATGTTTGCTGTTGCTCCAGAACCAGAACCGCCAGTTAGAGGTACGTTAAAGTAGTTACCGCTTGCGTATCCTGTGCCGCCGTTTAAACCACTAAACAAATTAAGAATACCCTGCACAATAGAAACAGGGTAGTAGTAATAGTGCATCTCAACCGAATAAGCTTGATCTGGTGTAGGCCCAAGAATAAAACTCAACTCGTTAGTAATCTGCAATCCGGGAGTCGTTGTAGCGCCAAACAAAGCGTAGTACTTAGGAACACCTGTATCACTTGGTGTTGGATATGCTTCACGTATGTAGTTCACATCTTTATTTAAAAGATATGTGTATCTTGGAGTTCCTGTATCGTAGCCCTCAATAACCGCCAAAGAGAATACTGACAAGAAGTCAGACGGGGCTGATAGATACTTATTACCACCTACCAACACACCAGTCTGGTTTCTACGTAGCGGTGGTATCTGAACACTATTATAAATGCGCTTCTCTGCCTGCTGTACAAATACAGGCAAGCTCTCCAAGAACTCGGTCTCGTAGTTCTGGGTGTAAGAAGTTATTGCAGATACAAGTTCAGAATAAGTCACAGCTATTCCTTATGCCATTGGGCCACGTGCCATTACACCTTTAGTAGCTGCACCAGTGCCACGAATCTTAATACCGTCAGTCTTAACTGGCTCGTTACCAGCTGACTTACTCAAACCACCGATAGATGGATCAAGAGAATCAACCTTGCTACGATTTACTCGTGTATCAGTTACAGGACCGCCACTCATAGTGTGTGGTTGTGCATAGACAGCGGCTTGGCCCACTTCTTTGCCTTGCATTTTTTGAGAAAATTTAGCCATTATCGACCTCTTTGGTTAGCTGCACGTGCCATATTACGACCCATACGTTTCATAGCTTCCGAAGTTACACCGCCTTTAGCCATCTTGTGCATACGCTTCTCATGAGCTTTTACTTCTTTATCAGCTATGCGTTTAACTTGTTTGGTATCCATTTTTTACTCCTAAGAAATTGTTACACTGCCCACTAAACATTGTACTGCTAATGCGTTAGGCGTTAACCCTACATCGTTTGCGCTAGCACCACCAACCGGTCTCCAGCCCCATTGAAATACACGACTACCTGTCTCTGGATACCCGTTTTCGTCTGCTGCTGTACCCGTAGTATCTGTCAACTGCAATCCAGACATACCTGATTGGTAATAGCTTACGTCCGGTCTTGGCTCACGCACTGCTTGTGGATCATTAACCGGATACATACCTAGATTTAACTGAGGCTGATCTGGCTCCCAACACGTTTTGCATACTTTAATATTGACGTTCTTTGTTTTGATCGTCAATTTCCTTAATTCTTTCAACATATATCTGAATCCGCAGCGGTCACACTCCGCAATCGAACTCTTACCAGAAGCGTACTTACTTCCCATACATCACCTGTAGAAAGTAGTGCGTGGTACAAACCTATCTGGTGCTTTTTCTCTATCCTCGGCAGATGCCAAGTCCCAAGCCTCATCATACTGAGCTTTTAACATCACAATACGATTAGGGTCTATTTCAGGCAGCTTCATAGAAATCATATACGCCAAACCCGCAACCAAAGCATTTTGCAGACGGAATGGTATGTCCTCAGCATTAATACCATTACCAGCGTCGTACATTCTGCGCATACGCCAATAAACAAAATAATAGAAAGGGGCTTGTACTGTGCCTTGATCTGGTGAAGGCCAGATATTAATTTGCGGTACTTTAGGTGTAGCGCCAACTAAATTAGTAGTCTGCCCAGAACGGCGGTTTACCCACACCTGAATTGGACGCCCCTGCGTTAGCTTGTTTGGGATTGTCGAATAAGTAGAGACGCTTATCCGATTAATATTGATGTCAGTTTGGTTGCCCACTGATCCGGGATTAGTACGAATAACATGCTCAATAAGATCAACGGTATCATCAGGTAGATCATATATGTATTGTCCTTGCACTAATGGTATTTGCCCCTGCTCAATGGTCCAGAGGTTTAACCCACGATTAGCCCACTCGGTAATTAAAAAATTAAGGCTTCGTCTTGCCGTACGAAACTGATAGCCAGTACGCATCTCTACGCCACAGCGCTCAAACGCCTCTTCCATCAACTCATTGAGATCAGGATTAAATGCTGTTGTCGAAGTTGTGTACGGCATGATCTACCTTATTTTTTGAAACCTTTTAGCGTTTCTGCAAGTCGCGCACGTTTTCCTAAGGTACCGGGTTTTTGAGCAGCTGCAGAAAGCTTCTTTGCTGGTATGGTCTTGCCCGCCTTCACGCCTAAACTTTTGCGAAGTGCGCCCGGCTTCTTTATCGCGTCTTGAATCCATTTTTTTGTAGCGCCGCCCTTTTTCATACCTTCAACACCACGACCTTTTAAAACGTCTGCTTGGGTTACTTTACCGTCACCGGTTAAGTCTGGAAACTTACTCGCCATTATCTGTACCCCGCTGTTTTCTTAGCTATACCTTTGGGCTGTGCAACAAACTGTTTACCTGCTGCCTTGCCTTTTCGCTTTGCCCTCGTTGTGGCTGCATACTCGGCAGGGCTTAGCGCTTTTATCGCCTTTTCTGGGAGGTATCTTTCTCCCGTCTTTGACTATGGCTTTAGATCGGAAGAGCACACGTCCGAACTCCAGTACCCGAAGTAACTAGTAT